ACGGTTCGTTTCTGTCCCGTCAATTTGCGCCCCGGTTCCCCGTTTCGGCTTGATAATGGAGGGCTTAAAAATGACAGATTATAACAAAATTGCAATGGACAATCTCAACGCCTTAATGCGTGAAATTGCGGAATATTCCCGAATGGCTGAGGAAATAGGGGAAACGCTGGACAGCTTGAAAGACAGTTTGAAAAAGTACATGGATGAAAACGGGCTTGACACTATCGCCGGGAGCGAACACAAGGCAAGCTATAAAGCCGTTATTAGTTCCCGCATTGATACCACCGCATTAAAACGGGATATGCCCGAAATTGCCGCACGATATACCAAAACGACAGAAACCCGGCGTTTCCTGTTCGTGTGAGGAGGTGCAAAAAATGGGTTTTCTGTTCCTGCTGGTTTTCCCGTTCGTGCTGTTGGCTGAGATTCTGAAACGAAATTGAAAGTACATATCCCCGCCCCTTGTGGGCGGGGCTTTTTTTATGCCCTTTTTCCGTGGCCTGCCCCGCCCCTTGTGCGGCGTTTTGTGCCGGGGGTATATCCACCCCCCGCACCCTTGCGGGGCTTGTGGGGCTTTATAGGGGCATTGTGGAGGGTGCTATATATTGGAACTTGTTCATGTGTCCCCTGTCCCGTGTTCCCGCTCCTGTTGTTGTGCGTGTGCGTTCCTGTTGGGCATTGCTGAGGGCTTGCCCCTGTCCTGGTGGCTGTCCTTCATTGCTGAGGGCTTGCCCCTTGCCCCGGTTTCATTGGGGTATATTTCATTGACAGCGGCGGGGGCTTGTGTCAATAGGGTTTCCCCGTGGGCTTGTGGCACTGGTTCCACAATTTCCCCGCCCTATTGACACCGGGAGCGGGACAGCGGCGGGGCGGGAGTCTGTCCCGGTGGGCGCACCACCCGCACCCCCTGAGGGGGGACGGCGCACCGGGGCAGGAGCCGCAGGGAGTGGCTTGAGTACGCCAAAAATCGAAAAAGAAACAAAAAGGATATAAAATTATCTTTTTTGTGTTGACAACAACCTTTTCAAATGCTATACTAATCTCACAAAGATAACGGAGGTGCATTATGGTACGCAACAACATTGAACTCGATGTGAAGGTCAAGTGCCTTGAATCTCACATGAGCCAGCTCAACCTTGCGGAGAAGATTGGCACGACAGGCCAGTATGTCAACCGCATTATCAAGAAGAAAGACGGTCTGGTGAACAAGACCTTCGTGGAAATCATGGAAGCTCTTGGCTACGACATCGAGCTTACCTATGTGAAGCGGGAGGGATAACGGAGGTGGGTACATGAGGGTCGGTTATGTACGAGTAAGCACCGCAGAACAAAATCCGGCAAGGCAGATGGAACTCATGAAGTCCCTTGGTGTGGAGAAGGTCTACCACGAGAAGCGCAGTGGTAAGAACACCGACAGGCCGCTGTTCAACGAAATGCTCTCGTTCCTGCGTGATGGTGACACCCTGTATGTGGAGTCGTTCTCTCGCCTATCCAGAAGCACACGAGACCTTCTTGCCACGGTCGCAACGCTGACCGAGCGTGGTGTGAACCTTGTCTCCGAGAAGGAGAAGTTTGACACCAGCACCCCGCAAGGGAAGTTCGTGCTGACCGTGTTTGCGGCTCTCGCCGAGTTCGAGCGGGAAAGCATTTTGGAGAGACAGCGTGAAGGGATTGAAATTGCGAAGTCCGAAGGAAAGTACAAGGGGCGCAAGCCGATTCCAGCCAATGAGCGGTTCTTCACCGTGGCAAATGCGTGGGCGGCTGGCAAAATCCCGCTCAAGGACGCAATCAAGGAGTCGGGGATGTCCCGCTCCACCTTCTTCCGCAAGTGCAAGCAGTACGAAATCAGCAGAAGAAGTAGTTAAAGTAGCGGAAAATCAGGTTTTGCGTGTAACTTCCTCTTAGTATGCGCACATTAGGCGAAAGTTTACGGAAAAATCGAAAATCAACTACTTTGACTACTTGATTGGAGGGTAAGACCATGGGGCAATACGATAATTTTCACAACACCAAGAACATCGAAAAGGCGCAGAGGAAGCTCGACAAGCTCCTGAAAAAGCGGAAGCCAGACCAGTATCAGATTGATTTGGCGAAAGAAGCTCTCTCCCAAGCGAAGTTGTTTGAGAGCTGTCAGATTTTCAAGAGTTTCAGCGGGTATGCACCGAACGAGAACATCATGTTCAGTGACGATAACCGAGTGATATGGTTCGTCAAATACCTTATCCCCTACGATGAAATCAGCTCGTACTCCATCGTGGAGAATGTGGTGCAGAAAGCTCAGACGCAGACCACGAGCAAGGGTGTTATCACACGGGCTATCATCGGCGGGGCTATTGCAGGTGGCGTTGGGGCTGTCGTTGGAGCGGCTTCGGCGGGGTCGAAATCTCAGACCACCTACTACAACGAGGGCGAATGGTTTTTCATGCAAATCTTCACGAAGAACGGTGAGCGGTATAGCTGTCACATCGAGAACAGCGGGTTCATCGGGAACAAGGTTCATCCAAAGTGGCTTGAGCTTGGGACAAAGCTCCAATCCATCATTGACGGGAAGGTATAATCGAGATTATTGAATGGCGCATGATTGCGAGAGCGAAAAGCTCAAACAGTCATGCGCCATTTTTCTTTACGGAGGTATCTATGCGAAATCTACTTGAGACGATTTACAAAAAGGCAAAGGCGGCTCATGCCTATCAGCCCATGGAAGACCTGTACTTCATGTGCCGGGAAGCCATGAAGACCGATGTGGGTCTCGGTGTGGAGTACTTGAAGCTCCTCTCCGCTGAGTGCGAACGAGCCATGCACGACAGGTCTATCTCCGGGGAGCAGGTCGTGTCGATTTACGACCTGCACAAGCGAGTGTGCTTCACTGCCGCTCCCTACGATTTTGACTGCTACCTACTCTATGTGGAGTGGAACCGGGAGCCTGACAAGAAGTTCTATCCTCCCCGGCGTAAGGTCTTGAAGCAGGTGGTGGACGCTCTGCAAGAGCTGGCAGACGATAAGCTGGACTTGCTGGCGGTCTCCCTTCCTCCCGGTAGCGGTAAGACCACCTTGGCAATCTTCTACCTCACATGGCTCGGCGGCAAGATTCCCAACAAACCCATGCTGACCGGCTCCCACTCCAACTCGTTTGTGCGGGGCGTGTATGATGAATGTCTGCGCATTATGGACAAGAACGGCGATTATCTCTGGCAGGATGTCTTCCCCGATGTGAAGGTGTCCAACACCAACGCCAAGGATTGCCGTATCGACCTCGACAAACGACAGCGTTTTGAGACCTTGGAGTTCACCTCCATCGGAACCGGCAACGCTGGTCTGTATCGTGCCGCAACCCTGCTCTACTGTGATGACTTGGTATCTGGTATCGAGGTGGCGTTGTCGAAGGAGCGGCTGGATAAACTGTGGGAGACCTACACCACGGACTTGAGACAGCGTAAAATCGGACACAACTGCAAAGAGCTTCACATTGCGACCCGGTGGTCTGTTCACGATGTCATTGGGCGGCTCGAACGGGAGTATATCGACAGCGACAGAGCGAAGTTCATCGTCATTCCCGCTCTGGACGAGAATGACGAGTCCAATTTCGATTACGCCTACGGTGTCGGGTTCAGCACCAGTTTCTACCGTGAGCAGAGAAACATCATGGACGATGTGAGCTGGCGAGCGTTGTATATGAACGAGCCGATTGAGCGAGAGGGTCTTGTCTACTCCGAGGACGAGCTTCGCCGGTACTTCGAGCTTCCGAAGGAAGAACCTGACGCAATCATCGGTATCTGCGACACCAAGGACAAGGGCGCAGACTACGCTTTCCTCCCGGTGGCGTATGTGTATGGGCAGGACTACTACATTGACGATTGCGTCTGTGATAACGGTCTGCCCAACATCGTGGACGCACGGCTGACGGAAATCCTCGTCCGGGACAAGGTGAAGTCCTGCCGCTTCGAGTCCAATTCCGCAGGTCGGCGGGTTGCCGAGAAGATTCAGGAGGAAGTGAAGAAAAAGGGCGGTATCACCCACATCACCACCAAGTTCACCACTACCAACAAGGAAACGAAAATCATCGTGAACAGCGCATGGGTCAAAGAGCATTGCCTGTTCAAAGACGCTTCTCTGTACCAGCGCAAGTCTGATTACGGCAAGATGATGGACATGCTCTGCTCTTACACGATGGCGGGTAAGAACAAACACGATGATGTCCCCGATGGCATGGCAATGCTGGCTGAGTATGCTCAGAGTTTGGGTGCTCAGACTGTTGAGGTCTTCAAGCGTCCGTGGTAATTCACAATTTCCACATGGTTTTCAACATTTAATTCCTAAAACAAGAATTAGAACTTGACTTTTACGAACCGAAATGCTATAATATACACGAATAATTATGGCATAGATGTGGCGCATGATTGCGAGAGCGAAAAGCTCAAACAGTCATGCGCCATTTTCAATTTCTGAGGAGAGGAGGGACAGTCTTGGGAAACGAAATCGACACTTCCAAGCCCATGAGCGAGACTCGGCAAATGAGTGGCAGACGGGTTATCAAATCCAGCGTGAAGGAAATCACGGACGGGAATGTGGTCGAGGTCTTGCAGAAAGCTCTCAGCGACCACGCTTTCAACCGAAGCGAGATTGATTACCTGTGGAACTACTACAAGGGCAAACAGCCGATTTTGAATCGGAAAAAGGATGTCCGTCCTAAAATCTGCAACAAGATTGTGGAGAACCGGGCAAACGAGATTGTCTCCTTCAAGGTCGGCTACCTGTGCGGTGAGCCGATTCAGTACATCGGTAGAAGCACCGAGGAGAGCGTCACCAAGGGCATTACCGCCCTGAACGAGCTGATGTTCGCTGAGGATAAGGCCACGCAAGACCAAGAGATTGTGGAGTGGCAGATGATTTGCGGAACCGCTTATCGTCTGGTTCTGCCCGATGAACCCAACGAGGAAGACGAGTCCCCGTTTGAAATGTACACCCTTGACCCCCGTGACACCTTCGTTGTGTACTCCAATGAAATCGGGAATAAGCCCCTGATGGCAGTGAAGTACAGCAAGGACGAGAACGAGGTCACGCACTACTCGGTCTACACCGAGAACTACTACTGGTTGATTGACGGAGACATCATCAACAAGGCCGAGTCCAAGTCCCATGCGCTGGACATGATTCCCATTTTCGAGTACCCGGCGAACAATGCTCGGCTCGGCTCTTTCGAGATTGTTCTTCCCCTGCTGGACGCAATCAACAATGCGGAGTCCAACCGCATGGACGGCGTGGAGCAGTTCATTCAGGCGTTCTGGAAGTTCATCGGCTGTCGCATTGAGAAGGAGAAGTTCAAAGAGTTTCTTGAGGAGGGCGCAATCCTTGTGCCGCCCAACGACAGCGGCGGGAACATTGATGTTGACCTCGTGGTGAAGGAGCTGAATCAGGTTCAGACTCAGACGCTCAAGGACGATTTGTACAACGCTGTTCTCACTATCTGTGGTATGCCGAACCGCAACGGCGGTACTTCTACCTCTGACACGGGGGCGGCGGTACTCCTGCGAGACGGCTGGTCTCTTGCGGAAGCGAGAGCCAAGGACAGTGAACACATGTTCAAAAAGGCAGAGAAGAAAATGCTCAAGCTGGTTCTTCGTATCTGCCGTGACCTGTCCGAGAACATCAACCTGCGGTTGAAAGACATCGAGTTGCAGTTCACCAGACGCAACTACGAGAACATCCAGAGCAAATCGCAAGTTCTGGTGTCCATGCTCCAACAGCCGAAGATTCACCCCCTTCTGGCGTTCCAGCATAGCGGCTTGTTCGTTGACCCGGAGAGAGCATACACCCTGAGTATGAAGTATTACGAGGAACAGCAAGAGAAGCTGGCGCAACAGCAGAAGACGGCTCAGAACAACACCGATGGTTCGGGAAATCCGAACGGTTCTGACGAAGACGAATAATTAAAGCGGTTTTCCGCTTGGTTATGGTGAGGGAACACCTTAAAACGCAACAGGGAGACAACCCTTCAAACAGAAATCCGTGTAGAGTGAACTACCTATGAAACGCAAGGAGGAAAACACAATGAACCTTAAAGAAGTGCTTGGGGACGCTTACAAGGAGGGTATGACCTTTGAGGAGGTCGAAGCCGCTCTGGAAAAGGTGAATGTCCCGGAAGACAATTCCGCTGAGATTGAGCGTCTGAAAAACGCTCTGTCCAAGAGCAATAGCGAAGCCGCTGGCTATAAGAAACAGCTCAGAGAGAAAATGACCGAGGACGAGCAGAAGAAGCAGAAGGAACAGGAGGAGCGTGAGGAGCTTCAAAACAAGTACGACAAGCTCCTGCGTGAGTCTATTATCGCCAAGAACAAGGCGAAGCTGGTCGCTCTCGGCTACGATGAATCCCTCGCCGATGAAACGGCAGAAGCTATGGCAGATGGCGATTCCGAGAAGGTTTTTGCCAATCAGCAGAAGCACTTGGCTTCCTTTGAGAAGAAGGTTCGTGCGGAAGCTCTCAAAGATACACCGAAACCCACCCGTGACGGGGATTCCAAGACCATGACGCTCGAAAAGTTCCGTAAGCTCGACCCGATGGAGCGTCACAAGTTCTCCGAGGAACACCCGGAGGAATACAAAGAACTTTATGGAGGTAAAGAATAATGGCACACAAGATTTACGATAACTTCTATCTCTCCAACGAGATTGAAGACCAGTACAACTCCCACCTGAACCTGCAACAGTTCTGCACGGTGGACAACAGCCTTGAGGGACAGGCCGGTATGACCCGCAAAATCAATGTCTACAAGGCCACCGATGGCACTGAGAAGCTGGAAATGGGCAGTGGCAACACCAAGTCCATCGAGGTGAGCTACACCCCGGAGGAGTACAAGATTCTGCTGGCGCAGAACCGCTTCGAGTACTATGACGAACAGGCCATGACCGACCCCATGCTGGTGCCTGTCGGCGTTCGTCACATGGGTACTGACATGTTCAACACTGTCAATGCCGACATCTACGGCGAGTTCAAGAAGGCCACGCAGGTGGTTGTTACCAGCGGCTTCAATTTTGACTGCTTCGCTGACGCTCAGAGCGTTCTGAACCTTGAGAACCTTGAGGGCGTGTCCATCTTCGCCTTTGTCTGTGCGGCTGACATGGCTGACATCCGCAAGGCTCTGAAAGACACCTTGCAGTATGTCGAGAAGTTCGCTGTGAGCGGCTATGTCGGCACTGTTGCCGGTGTGAACCTGTACACCAAGAAGGACGCAACCCCCGGCGATATTATTATCGCCACCCGTGAAGCCGTCACCCTGTTCAACAAGAAGGGTACTGAGGTTGAACAGCCCCCTCGTGACTCCGGGGACGCCAATGTTCGTAAGAACACCATCTTCTCCCGTAAGTACTACCTTGCGGCTCTGACTGACGAGACCAAGGCTGTGAAGATTCACAAGGGTACTGCCACCCTTACCACCGATACCACCGTGACCCCCGACAAGGTCTACTACAAGAAGGTCGGCAACGGCTATGTGGTTGGCACTCCCGACACCAACCCCAAGACCGAGGGCTTCTACGAGATTTCCTAAGCTGGACGGAGGTGAGCAACATGACGCAGGAAGAAAAGCTGACCGCTCTCAAGGCCATGGTAGGAAGTTCTGACTCTGACGATGTGTTGCTCACCTACCTCAGTTTTGCGGGAAGCAAGATTATTGCGAAAGCCTATCCCTACCAGAACGACATAACCGAAGTCCCGGCGCAGTACGCACACCTCCAAGTGGAGATTGCGGCGTACATGCTGAACAAACGAGGAGCTGAGGGGCAGACCTCTCACACCGAGAATGGTGTGTCGAGAACCTACGAAAACGGTGATGTCCCTGCTTCTATGCTGAAAGCGGTCATTCCGCACTGCGGGGTGGTTTGATGAAGTGTATGAGCAGGAACAAAACCAAGTTCTTCTATGCGCTGTATGAGGGTAAGACCCCCATTACAGACGAGTACGGCAATGTGACCGGCGAGTATGATGTCCAGCACGGCAAGCCCACTGAGTTCTACGCCAACATTTCGGCGGCGAAGGGCGAAACGCAGACCCGTCAGTTCGGGGAGAACGAGTCCTACGACAAAGTGATTGTCATGGACAGTGACGCTCCCCCGATTGATGAATATGCGGTGCTTTGGGTTGACCTCACGCCACAACTGGACGAGGACGGCTCTCTTGCGGTGAACAAGAAGGGTGAAATCATCACCCCTCATGACTACATCGTGAAGAAGGTCGCTAAGAGCCTGAATGTGATGTCGCTGGCGATAAGCAAGGTGAGTGTCAGTGGGTAAGAAGGTTATTCGTATCAGCCTGTCCGAGAAGGACATTGACCGAGCTATCAAAGAGCTTGAGCAGTACAAGCGGGAAATCATTCGCAAGACGGAACTTCTTCGGAAGAAGATTGCCGAGCGGATTGGAACTCTCGCTCAAAGCGGCTTCAACGGTGCAGTCGTTGACGATTTGACCGATGAAAGCGGCGGGGTGAGAAAAGCCGAAGTGCAGGTCTCCATTGACGAGCGAGAAAATGTCTCGGTCGTTATCGCCGCTGGCGAGGACGCTGTTTGGGTAGAGTTCGGTGCTGGTGTATACCACAACGGCTCTGCTGGCAGTTCCCCTCACCCGAAGGGTTCTGAGCTTGGTTTCACCATCGGCGGCTATGGAAAGGGCATGGGCAAGCGAAAGACATGGGGGTTCTATGAGGACGGTGAACTGAGACTGACTCACGGCGCACCCGCTGTCATGCCCATGTACAACGCAATGAAGACCGTCTGTGATGAAATTGCGAGTATTGCGAAGGAGGTGTTTCAGTGATTGACCTTGAAACCGAGATTTTCAACGAGGTGTCTGTAAAAGTACGGGAAAAGTACCCGGACATCTTCATGACCGGCGAGTATGTCAAGACACCGCCCTCCTTCCCGTGCGTATCGCTCGTTGAGGTAGACAACGCCACATTCCGAAACTCGCAGACCACCGAGGGCAAGGAAAACCATGTGGCGGTCATGTACGAGCTGAATGTCTACTCCAACCGCACGAAGGGAAAAAAAGCTGAGTGCAAGGAAATTGTGGGATTCATTGATGAAATCCTGATGGAGCTGAACTTCACACGCACCATGCTTGAACCTGTCCCCAATCAGGACAATGCGACAATCTATCGTATGCTCGGTCGATACCGAGCTGTCATATCCAAAGAAAAAACGATTTACAGGAGGTAACATATCATGGCAATTTCTACCTACAAGATTTTTCTCATGCAGAAGAATGAGGAAACATGGGAGAAACTGATCGACATTAAAGAGTTTCCCGACCTCGGCGGCGCACCCGAAATGCTGGAAACCACCACCCTGTCTGACAATATGCAGACTTACATTCCGGGTATCCAGTCTCTTGACGCTCTTGAGTTCACTGCGAACTACACCAAAGAGGACTTTACCAAGCTGAAAGCCCTCGAAGGTCAGGAGAAGGACTATGCCGTGTGGTTTGGCGGCACCGGCGAGGGTGGCACCCTGACTCCTACCGGCACTGACGGTAAGTTTGAGTTCAAGGGTCAGCTTTCCGTGTTCCCGGTTGGCGGCGGTGTCAACGAGGTCGTTGACATGACTATCACTATCGCACCGTCTACACCTATCACTGTTGGCGCAGACGCATAAGAATTTTTAGGAGGACAGAAACATGGCAAAGCAGTTGACTTTCACCTATGACGGCAAGGATTACACGTTGGAATTTACCCGCAGAACGGTTGCGGAAATGGAGAAGAAGGGCTTTATCGCTTCCGACATCACGGACAAGCCCATGACTACTCTCCCCGCACTGTTCGCCGGTGCGTTCCTTGCCCATCACCGTTTCGTCAAGGAAGACATCATCAACGACATCTATTCCAAACTTACCAAGAAGGAAGACCTTATCGGCAAGCTGGCTGAAATGTACAACGAGCCGATTCTGGCTCTCGTTGAGGAGCCTGAGAAAGCCGAGGGAAACTTGGACTGGACAGCGACTTGGTAAGTGGTTCGCTGTCCTCCACTGAGGGGAGTGGTGGTAGTTCTGCCACTGCTCCCCTCTCTACTTACACCGAAAAGTTCAACGAGTTGTTCCCCCACTATCTTGCCATTGGCATGAGCGAGGAACAGTATTGGGACAAAGACAGTATGCTCGTGGTGGCATACCGTAAAGCGGAAGAACTCAGAGTGAATCGCAGAAATCAGGAAATGTGGTTACAGGGTGCGTACTTCTATGACGCTCTGTGCCGAGTTACCCCCGTTCTCCACGCTTTTGCCAAAAAAGGAGCAAAGCCTGTTCCGTATCTCTCGGAAGCCTACGCACTCACTGAGAAGCAGGTGGAACTCAGAGAGGAGGAACATGCCAAGGGCGTGTACGACAAGGGTAAGCGCATGATGGAAGGATTCATGGCAAGCCACAATAAAAAGTTTGAAGGGAAGTGAGCATTATGTCTACGACAATCGAGCAGTTGGAGCTTGAAGTACAATCTAATTCTACATCTGCCGTTGGCGGCATAGACGCACTTTCCGAGTCTCTTAGACGGCTGAAAGCCGCAACCGCTCCCGTAAGCAAGGGCGGCGTTGGCCTTGGCGCACTGTCGAACTCTCTCAAGAAGTTCAGTCAGAGCGTTTCTGGCCTGACAGGGCTGACCCTTGCACGGGAGCAAGTACAAGGACTGGTGGACGCACTCAAACCCTTGGAGAGCGTCCAAAAGTCTGGCTTTGGTTCTCTCGCAAACGGGCTGGACAAGCTCGTGAAACTCGCTCCTCAGATTGACACCGTAACGGAGTCTTTGAGAAAGACCGACCTTGACTCTTTTGCCGAACAGTGCAATCGAGTTGCTACTGCCATTACCCCTCTGGCTACGCAGATGGAAAAGGTGGCGGCTGGCTTCTCTGCGTTCCCGGCAAGAATCCAGAGATTGCTCAAGAGCAATACAAGCCTTGCGGCAAGCAATACGGTACTCGGCAAATCCTATGTGAACCTCGCCGCAAAAATCAGCTTGGCGTACATGGGCATGAGAAGGATTGCCGGTGTTATCGCAAACTGGATTACTGACTCCAACAGCTACATTGAGAACATGAACCTGTTCAATGTGTCTATGGGTCAGTTTGCGAAGGAAGCGCAGAATTATGCGGAGCAGGTCGGCGAAATCATGGGTATCAACCCCGGCGAGTGGATGCGAAATCAGGGTGTCTTCATGACGATTACCGATGGTTTTGGCGTTGCGAGTGACCGGGCGTACATCATGAGCAAGAACCTGACCCAGCTCACCTACGATTTGGCTTCGTTCTACAATATCAGCACCTCTGACGCTTTCCAGAAGTTGGAGTCTGGTATCTCTGGTGAGCTTGAGCCGCTTCGTAGACTCGGCTATGACCTGTCTGTGGCTCGTCTGCAACAGGAAGCCTACAACCTCGGCATTGACAGAAGCGTTACGAGCATGACTCAGGCTGAAAAGGCCGAGTTGCGTTACTATGCTATCATGACGCAGGTTACAAACGCTCAGGGCGATATGGCTCGTACTCTGGAAGCCCCTGCGAACCAGCTTCGTATTCTGCAAGCGCAGGTGGAACAGGCCACTCGTGCCTTGGGCAACCTTTTCCTCCCGATTCTGAAAGCCATTTTGCCTTATGCAATCGCACTGGCAAAAGCAATTCGGATTGTCGCTGAGATTATTGCCAGCTTCTTCGGGGTTTCGATTCCAGAGTTCGATGTGGGAGCGGACGCAATCGGCGGTGTGGCAAGCGGCGCAGGTGAAGCGGCTGACGGTTTGGGAGACGCTTCCAAGAAAGCGAAGGAGCTGAAAAACGCACTGCTCGGTATTGACGAGCTGAATGTTATCTCCCCTCCTGAGGACAGCGCAGGTGGAGGTACAGGTCTCGGCGGTATTGGCGGTGGCGGTCTCGGCTTTGAGCTTCCCACCTATGACTTCATTGGAGACGCAGTGAACGAGCAGGTGGACAAAATCATGGCGAAGATTAAGCCCTTCCTCGATTGGGTAAGGGAGAACATTGATGAAATCCTCGCCGGTGTCGTTGCCATTGGTGCGGCTTTCCTCGCTTGGAAGATTGCCAAGGGTGTACAAGATTTCCTGCGGTGGCTGTCCACCATGAAGGGCTTCAACATCGTAGGCAGTATCGGTTTCAAAATTGCGGGGCTTGGCCTGTTCTTGGACGCATGGAACACCATGAAAGAAGCTATCCAAGACATCATGGCGAATGGCGCAAACTTCACCAATGTCACCAAGCTAATCAGCGGCTTTGCAGAAGCTCTCGGTGCGGCGTTCCTCCTGTTCGGCAACATCAAGATGGCAGGGGCAATGCTGGTTATCTCCGGGCTGACTGGTATCGTCTCTGCTATCAGCGACATGGTGAGCAACGGTGTGAATTGGGACAATGCACTGTTCCTTGTGAAGAATCTCGGCCTGTTCCTGAGCGGCTTGGGTCTGCTGACCGGCAACACCCAGCTCGGCGGCGTTGGCCTGATTATCGCTGGCGCAACCCTGATTGTGGACAACCTCAAGGGGTTCATCGAAGCAATCCGAACCGGCGATTGGTCTGGCGTGGACGCTGTGGAAGTAGCCGCAGGTGCGCTGATGATGGCTGGCGGGTTCATTCTCGCCCTCAAGAAGCTGGACGCTCTGAAAGACAGCGCAAACGCTGGACAGGCGGCACGGCAAGCTCTTGAGACGGTCACTACGACCACCTCCAATCTGGACACCACCATCAACACGGGGCTTTCCCCGAAGCTCAAGTCTCTGGCAAAGAACCTCGGTATGAGTCTGGTCGTAATCGCCGAAGTTGCGGCGGCGGCACTGCTCGTTGTGGGCGCAATCGCTCTGATGGGCAAGGGGCTGGAACAGGTTGGTATCGCTTGGGAGCCGGTCATTGCCAACGGTGGAACTGTGGCAACGGCAATCGGTGTCGGTACGGCGGTCTTGGCGGCTGTCGGTCTGGCGGCGTATGCCCTCGGCACTGGCGGTACGACCGTTGCGCTGAACATCGGCATTGGCACGGCTATCCTGCTGGAACTCGGCGTTGCCGCTGGCCTGTTCATCGTTGAGATTTGGGCAATCGGCAAGGGCTTGGACGAAATCGGACAGGCTTGGGAACCCGTGCTGAACAACGGTGAGCGAATTGCCACCGCAATCGGTGTCGGCACTGGTCTGCTGGTTGCAATCGGCGTTGTCACGGCGGCTCTTGGTGCGGCTACGGTCGCTTCCGCTGGCTTGTTGCCACTGGCAATCGGCCTTGGTACGGCACTGCTCGTGGAGCTTGCGGCGGCGTTTGTCCTCTTTGTAGAGAGCTTGGTCGCAGTGGCAGACGAGCTGAATTACCGGCTTGACCCTCCGCTAATGGCACTGAATGAAAAGCTCCCCGGTCTTTCCAGCAATATGAGCGATTTTGTGGACTTTATGACAGAGTTCGCAGGACAGGTCGTTCGGTACACGGAAGTTTCCGCTATCGCTGGCCTGAGCGCAACGATTGACACGATCATTGGCTGGTTCACACAAGACCCGATTGAGAAACTGGCGAACGATGTGGAAAATATCTCCAATCAGACCGCAAACCTTAACGACAAGCTGGAAATCGCCGTTCCTGAGTTGCAGACTGCCGCAGACCTGTTGCAGGAATACAAAGACCTCCTCACTCAGATTGAAAATCTGTGTGACAGCAATGTAGAGCTGTCTACGGGTATGTTCGTCAACATGAAGGAAGTCGGGCAGAGCCTTGTCACCGGATTTGTGGACGGTATTCAGTCGAAGTCCGGGGATTTCAAAAATGCGGCAAGAGACTTGGTAGAGGGGTTCAAAGCACAGCTCACCAGCAGTGCGGAGACCTGCCGGTCTGTCATGATCGCTTGGGCAAACAATGTAAAGAACTGGTTCACACAGAGTAGTTACGGAGGTATCAACCGTACCACTTTCCAGAACTACGCCAAGGATATTGTGTCCGGGTTCGCTTCTGGTATCACCAGTTCCTATAGTAGCTCTAAGTCGAGCGTAACAACATGGGCTTCCAATGTGAAGCAGTGGTTCACCGGGGAGGGGTACGGTGCAGTAAACCGCAATACCTTCCAGAACTACGCCAAGGATATTGTGTCCGGGTTCGCTTCTGGTATCACCAGTTCCTATAGTAGCTCTAAGTCGAGCGTAACAACATGGGCTTCCAATGTGAAGCAGTGGTTCACCGGGGAGGGGTACGGTGCAGTAAACCGCAATACCTTCCAGAACTACGCCAAGGATATTGTCAGCGGGTTTGGCAGTGGGATTACAACCTCCTACAACAGTTCCAAGTCCAGCATGACTTCTTGGGCGAGCAATGTGAAGTCGTGGTTCAGTGAGATCGCTTCCTACAGTGCGTTTTACAACATCGGCAAAGATGTGGTGAACGGGTTCAACGCTGGCATAAACGATTTTTACTCTACTACTGCTTCCTATATGCGCAAATGGGCAAATGCGGCTAAGAACGCATACAAGGCGGCGTTGGATTCCAATTCCCCGTCTAAAGTGTTCATGCGAATTGGTGAAGATACGGTGCTTGGCTACAATCTTGGCATTATGAACCTTGGAAGCACCACTAAGAGCGTTGTGGACACTTGGGCAAACTCTTTCACCAGCGTAAGCCCCGTCATGCGTTTTGCGGTGGACACCTCCGCTCTCAAGTACTACACCAGCGATTCTTTCTCCAAGTCGGTGTCCGCTGATGTGACAAGTAGCCGTAATTTCTCCGTTACCGGCTTCAAAGAGGGCATGGAGGAATTTTACAGGGAGTATATCGAACCTACGCTGTCTCAGATGGCAGACGATATGCGCCGACAGGCTGACAAAAACGAACAAACCATTGTACAGATCGGAAACCGTACTGTCACTGACGCTGTAACCACTCAGCGCAAGGCCAATGGTTATGTGTTCGTGAAGTAAGGAGGTGCGGGATATGTCCTATATCGCAATCAACGGCTATGAATTGCCCCCTCCCAAACGAGGGGTACACCCCATAGTAACGACTGTAGTAGACGCTGGCAGAAATGCCAACGGCTCTGTTGTGGGTCAGCGTGTAGGTCGAGACCAGTACAAGATTGACGGTCTTGAATGGCCTTGGCTCACCGCTGAACAGTGGGGGCAGATTCTCAACGCTCTCAGCAATTTCTTTGTCTATGTAACATTTGTAGACCCTGTTACCAATTCCCGGAAGACCATTAAAATGTACCCCGGCGATAGGACGGGAGAACCCTATTGGGCAGACAGTAGCGGTAAACCGACACACTACAGGAATTGCAAGGTGAATCTGGTGGACTGCGGCGAGTAAGGAGGGATTTTATGCAAAAGGTTTCAAAAGCATACAAAGAAAGCATGAAATCCTCTCTCCGGGAGAGGGCATACATCATGCTCTCTTTCGGCCTTATTAACCAAGAAGCCCAAGCGAAAGCCACTGTTGAGGACGGGGATTTTGCGTATTACGCAAACGCCAAAAATGTCCTCGGTGAAAAAAGTGACGATACGGTTTACGCCACGCTTGAGGAAAATTTTACACGGGTAGACGGGTCAATGTTCTTCCTACCACGGGAGAACCAGTCTGGCACTTACCTTGACACCGGGATTATCAGCGATAAGCTACTGACCGAAGCGACCTTCGAGCTGACGATCAACCTCAACATTGTAGCAACCGATTTTAAGGGTATCACCATCAATTTCGGGGAGAACTACCCTGTTGATTTCGACATGGTGAGCAGTAGCGGACAGGTTATTGAGTTCCGGGGCAACGACCAAGCGGTGTTCTCCACCGAGGAAGTGTTGACCGACACCACGCAGGTGAAACTTGTGTTCTACACCATGAAAAACCCGAAAAGCCGGGTGCGTATCTACTCTATCCGTTTTGGCTACGGCTTGGTGTACTACAACCAAGATGTTATGAGTTCGTCCCTTGAGAGCTATGTGTCTCCCATCGGGGCAGATGTGCCGCAGATTGATTTCTCGGTACAGCTCAAAAACTACGACCATTATTTCAATGTTGACAACCCTAAATCCGCAATCAACTTCCTTGAGACCGGGCAGGAAATGGAAATCTATTATGGTTATCAGCTCCCGGAAACAGGGGAAATTGAGTGGGTTCGAGGGAACCGGCTGTTGTGCTCGGAGTGGGAATCGGACGATTATACCGCTACGATTCGCTGTCAGGATATTTTCAGAAATATGGATTCTGAATACTACAAGGGAATGTACAACAGTGCGGGGGTGAGCTATTACGAACTGACGGAAAAAGTTCTGCAAGACGCTGGGCTGACGGATTATTATATCGACCCTCAGCTTAAAACGCTTTTTACGAAAAACCCTATACCGAGGGTACAGCACAAAGAAGCGTTGCAGATTATTGCCAACGCTTGCAGGTGCGTCCTCACACAGACAAGATTCGGAACTATCCAGATCAAGTCCAATTTCGTCCCGGAAGCGAGCGCAAGCGCAAAGACACAGGCTGTGTACTCCAATGCGGATAAAATTCTGGACGATACTGTCAAGGACGAATATGCTTCGCTGAACACAAATTACACCACAGCGGACGGGAAAATGTTCTTCCTCCCCCGTGACCTCAGCGGAAAGAGCTTCAACACAGGTTTCGTCTCTGCGGAGCTTTCCGATGAAAACGGGCTGTTTACAAACAACCCTGTGGTTACGATTGAGCAGGAAGTGGCCTGTATGTATTATGGTGCAAAGTTTGTGTTCGGTAATACCTTACCTGCGGCGTTCACTATCCGCACTTTCAACGACAGTCAGCTTGTGACGGAGTATGAAGTAGGAGCGGACGAAATCGAACGGGTTACGATACTCCACATCGACCTTGACGATTTCGACACCATGGAGATTGAGTTCACCAAAACCGCAGAGCCGTATAACCGCATTGTACTGAACAATTTCAGCTTTGGCGATATTACGGATTTTACCATGACCCGGACAGACATGACTTCTTCCCCGAAAGCCATCAAGCAGGAGCTTATTAAGGAAGTGATCGTCCCCTGCTACAGCTATCAGAACGGCACACAGGAAGATAATCTTGTGGGTGAAGATGTGGAGGTCACTGCCGGTGATGTGGAAACTTTCTTTATCGGGGAACCCTCGTATGGATTCCGGGCAGTGCTGGAAGACACGGACGGAGGGGTCACGATTGAAGATTGGGGTAACTACTATATTACGGTGAAGTTCAGCGTGACGGGCAAATATCGTTTGGAAATTTACGGCTATCGGTACAAGATCGTAGAGCGGTACGCAGTCAAGACCCTCAACAACCGGGGGAAGACCATCAAATGGGAAAACCCGATGATGTCCGACATGGGCATGGCGAACGACCTCGCTGAGTGGCTTGGCGATTACTACGCTTCTGGTATCGAATATGAGTACGACACGAGAGGAAACCCGGAAATTGATGTGAACGACATTGTGTATCAGGAGAACGAGTTCCACAAGGACATGAAAGTGAACATCTACCGTCAGACACTTAACTTCAATCAAAGTTTTTCGGGCAAGGTAACTGCCCGGAGAGTAGGAGGTGCGAAATATGGCTTGGCAAACCCCTAAAACTGATTGGTACGGGGCTACTGATTCTGATGGGAATTACACAGGGGACAGGTTTAACGCAACCGATTTTAACCGTATTAAGAACAATCTTTCTTACCTACGGGATTTGGCAAGCCGCCTTTATGACGAGTTCTCCATCGTTTCTCTCGGAGAAGACCGCACCCCTGCGGACTACTTCTATGCTGACGAAATCAATCAGCTTGAGGAAAATCTGAAAACAGTGAACAACGGCTCCCTAAACAGGGATTACGGAAACCCGCCGACCTATGTTGACAACGGAAATGTGATGGATTTCTACGAACTCAACCGGCTGGAAGGAGCAATCCTTGATCTCTATGACAGGCTTACCAATGAGTTTGAGGGCAGACGAATGTTCACTTGGAGCTTTGGGACGAAAGGAGGAGAACTGTAATGGCATGGGAGCTTTTACCTGTCAATTACACTGACGCAACTTGGAGCGGATTGAAAAAATACACCGAAGTCCAAAACAGTGACGGGACTGTCTCATTTCAAGATGTGACAGTGTACAGCAATAAGGAAAATTCGTTTTTTGGCGCAAAAGAAGCCAACCGCATGAATGAAGCCTTGAACACCCTCATGTCGATGGTGGAGAACGGCACTGACCTCTATACGGCTTTTCAGAACTATTTCACCACACAGAAAGGTTTGTTTGAGGACACCGCAGACGCTACACAGGAGGATTTCACCGCCTATGTAGAGGGGCTGGAAGCTCAGGGTGACAGCATTATCCAGACAATCAAGACGGACTACAGCAAGGAGATCGCCGATTTTGAAACTCAGCAGGAACAGCTATTCAACACTTGGTTTGAGTTTGTGAAAAACCAGCTTGGTGAAGATGTGGCGGGAAACCTGCAAAACCAGATTGATTCACTCGATGTAAAAACCGATGGATTTGACCCTCGAAAAACCGTTTTTTCCGCAGACGGGCAGACCATCACCGAGACTTACGGCAATAAAAAGATCGAGACTAACTTCGTTTCGGCAGACAAGATTGTCCAAAAGCTGTATGAGGGCGAATTGCTGACCCTGACGAAGACGATCACCTTTAGCGGTGACGGTCTGACAATTAACGAGGAGGTAAAGTAAATGAGTTGGGCAGAAGCAAAATGGACTGTAGACCAGATTTTGCAGAAAGTTGGGCAAGCCCCTAACAATATGAGGGCGTTCACCGCTTATGCGAAATCCAAAACCAGTGTGGGTCTGAAATTTCTGGAACCCGCAGACAGCTATGACAGCACAGGGAACCTGCTCTGTTCTGTCGGCGGCGTAATGATTCGCATGGGCGAGGAAAGCTATCCCACCAAGCCTACCGAGGGTACGCTGGTTGTCGACAATAAAGACCTCGGCAAATACGAAAACGAGGAATATGTTGTGAGCAGTCTCACAGAGGGGACAACCTATTATTTCTCCGCTTTTCCGTATTCCACGCAAGGCGTGTATAACCTGTCGAGCAATGAGAACAACCGTGCGAACGCAACTCCCGCCAACGGTGAGACCGCCAATGTCACCATTACCATTGACGATGACAGCGCATTTACCAGTGTCCTTATCACCTGCGTAGACGAAACAGACGGGCAGTACACCAAGACCGCAACCCTCACTAAAACTCAGAAAACAACCTCCTTTAATATCCCTATCGGGCATACCTACCACATCGAGTACGGAGCGGAGGACGGTTATTCCAAGCCTGAGAACACCAGCCCGAAGGTGTCTGTTGCAGGTGCGGTATCGAACTATGAAGCAACCTATCACCACTTCACCGCCACTATCAATGTGACTTACCCTGCCGGGGCAACGCTGACCTGCTCTCTGGACGAGACAACCTACACGGCTACGACCACGACTGGCACTTACCAGTTCCAAGTCCACAAGGTAGGCACATGGACGGTAAAGGCCGTAAGCGGCGGCGAGACCGCTTCCGAGCAGGTTATTATCACCTCTGACGGGCAGACCGAGAGCGTAGAGCTGTCGTTCGTGAAAATCTACGGTATCAGCCGTGATGTCACCACTTCTTCCCCCGCATGGGCGAGAACTGATAACGCTGTCGGCATGACCGCCACCGCTTCTGTAGGGGCAAGCGCAGGCCACAGCGATTTTGACAACGCTATGCCTTGGAAGGGCATTGTGCGTGAAACCCTCTCCACGGATGATGTGATGGTGAAAATCCCCAAGTTCTGGTATCGCCGTTACCGCTCCGGGAATGTGGAGTATATCAAAATCGCCGACAAGCCCACTGCTGGTTTCTCCGTTCACCCGCTGTTCAATCATGCTGGCAAGGAGTGTGACCACGCCTACATCGGCGCATACAAGACCTCCTCCAACAACAAGTCCGTCAGCGGCGCAAGCCCTCAGGTGTCTCAGACGAGAGCGCAGTTCCGCTCCAATGCCAAGAGCAAGGGCGCAGGTTGGAGCCTGATTGACATTGCGGCACTCTCCGCTGTGCAAATGCTCATGCTGGTTGAGTTCGCCGACAACAATGTGCAGAGCAAAATCGGTAGAGGTTACTGTGACGACAACAGCGGTTCTCTGAAAACCGGCTCCTGCAACAGTATTCCGAATCTCACTGGCAGACCTTCTGGCACGGACGGCAAGGTCGATGTCGTGTGGAGAGGTATCGAGGGTCTGTGGGGCAATGTGTGGGAATGGGTTGACGGTGTGAACTGGAACAACGGCTCTTACTATGTCTGCAACGACCCGTCCAAGTATGCAGACGATACCGCAAGCAATTACGCCAAACTCTCCTACACGGGTGCTACGAATTGGAGCAGTTCTTACATCACCGAGGAAGGTCTTGACTCTGGCAACAACCCTCATGTCATGCTTCCTGCGGCGGCTGGTAGCGGCAGTGAGTCCACCTATATGTGTGACGGCTGTTGGAGTAGCACTGGTTGGCGGGTGTTCCGGCGCGGCGGCCATTGGATTAATGGCTCGTTTTGCGGTCTGTTTACGGCTAGTTTGAGCGCCCCTTCGTCCTATTCCAGCACGGCCCTTGGCTCTCGCCTGCTTTATATTCCCTCCTGAGGGGGTGTGGGGGATTCCCTCCCCCACATAAGCAGGTGAAAACGCCTATGTAACGCTACAGCAACACACTAAGGCGAACAGTAATAGCGGGTGTTCCAACACGGCGGCAATTGGAATAATGGCTCGATTTGCGGTCTGTTTACGGCTAATTTGAACAACACTTCGTCCAATTCCAACACGAACATTGGCTCTCGCCTACTTTTGTTAAACGGTCTATCCATCAAAATACTGTCTCGCCGTACCCATTGGTAAAAAATAGTTTGGAGGGATAGGGTTAGTAGGTTCACTCTCGAAAGCCCTATAAGAAACAAAAGCACATGAAAAGGTTTGGCTTTCTCTATGAAAAGGTGGTGTCGGTCGATAACTGTCGGCTGGCTATCCTTAACGCTTCTCAGAACAAGAGGAAGCGGAAGATGGTGAAAGATGTCTGCGACAACTTGGAGGACTACGCAAAAGACCTGTCCGAACGCTTGAGTCGCATGGACTTTCTCTCGCCATACAAGACTCGTTTCATCAAGGACGGTCTGTCTGGAAAAGAACGAGAACTACAAATCCCGGCGTTCTACCCTGACCAATGCGCACACCACGCCATTATGCAAGTCCTCAAGCCTATCATTGAACGGTCTTCCTATCATTGGAGCTGTGCCAACATCCCGAAGCGTGGTATCGACCATGCTTCCAAGGGTGTGGAGAGGGCTACTGTCAGGGACAGAAAACACGCCAAGTACTGCGTGAAGATGGACATAAGCAAGTTCTACCCGTCCATTCCTCACGGCAAACTGAAAGCCCGTCTGCGGGAGAAAATCAAAGACGAAAAGTTCCTGCAAATCATCTTCAAGGTGATTGACTCCCACGAACAAGGGCTTCCCATCGGAAACTACACCTCGCCTTGGCTGGCAGAGCTGTACCTGCAACCGCTGGACAATCTTATCAAGCAGAAGCACAGAATCCGACACTATGTCCGATATGCTGACGATTTGGTACTGATTGACAGCAATAAACGAAAGCTGAGAAAAGCTCTCCATGACATCTTCGAGTTCGTGGGTGAGCTTGGCCTGTCCATCAAGCATGACTATCAGCTCTTTCGTATTCAGCAGTACTGCAAAGATAGGTCAGGCCGCAGAGGGCGAAAGATAGACTTCGTGGGACGATGTTTTGGCGTGGGCTTCACCACCATTCGCAAGCGGAGAGCATTGGCTCTCATGCGGCAAAGCAGGTTTATCCAGAAACTACAGAGAGAAAACCGACCTATCGCATACAGAATCGCTTCCGGGTTTATCTCCCGGTGCGCCTGTTTCAAGCATACCAATTCCTACGCAATGAGGAAGAAGTACTGCGAGACAGTCAACATCAAGAAGTTGAAGGAGGTTATCAGCAATGAGAGTAAGAGGAAATGTCTCTCCCAACTCGCTCACCATTGAGCCGTTCGCACCCATGCCGGGGTATGTGGAAGTGCGTCTGAGGGAGAACATCAAGGACATCACCATGGTCGATGAAATGACCGAGCGTGAAGTCACCATGTTCGAGTATGACGAGTACACTTTCCATCTGGCTGGCAAAGAAGGTCTGCGAGAGGAAATCGAAGGAAACATGAGCAACTGGCTTATCACCGGCAGAACGCTTGAAATCAACGAGGGTGCAAGCATTGTGCAGGACATGAAGGAAGCTCTGGAAATTGTGGGGGGTGAGCGTATGATCATGATTGAACAGGCAAAAGCAATCCGTGACGCTATAGACTACGCAGGTGCGAGTCTGGACGAGGACACCGCCCTGATTTGCGTTGCGCTGTATCGTCCTTGGAAGGTCGGTGTGAACTACAAGGTGAACGACCGTTTCACCTACGGCGTGAACAGCGTGGGAGACCCCCAGCTCTATCGTGTGGCACAGGCTCACACCTCTCAGGACGATTGGAGACCTGACGCTGTTCCTGCCCTGTACACACCCCTCGATCTCAACGAGGAGGGCTACCCCATCTGGACTCAGCCCATCGGCACACATGACGCATACAACACCGGGGACATTGTCCAGTACAAGGACAAGCTCTACAGGTCGTTGATTGACGGCAATGTGTGGTCTCCCGAAGCCTACCCGCAGGGGTGGGAGGAATACACCCCTACTAAGTAATTTCAGCGAAGGAGAAGCCCGATGGACGAGTTTTTGAAGGTTTTTGGCGATATTACGATTTCCACGGTTGCGGTAGTCATTGTCGCACTGGTATTCCTCTGGAAGTTGTACACCATCGTCAAAAACCACCTGATTGAGAAGTATAAGCAGGAAGAAGAAAAAGAGAAAAAGGTG